AGTACGGAAACAGTACCTGTACCTGTACCCGTACCCGTTGTTGAGACTCCCGCAGTAATTGAAACTGTTAAGGCTGAAGTGACACCTGTAACGGCTAAAGTAGCGAGAAAACCAAGGGCACCGGCAGCGCCAAAGGCAGTTAAGCCAAAGGCACCAAAAAAGCCAAGAGCCCCAAAGATGACTGTAGTAAAATAACTTAAATGCAGGACATTGGGTTCGACGTTATAAGCGACCTTAATTTATCCCCCAACGATAGTTTTAATTGGGAAGGGAAAGCAACTAGTCTTTATTGCTTAGTTGCAGGGAATGTAAGTTCTGATTCCAGAACTATAGTACAAACTCTAGCCCATCTTGCAAGATTCTATCAGGGGGTATTTTATGTTCCTGGAATGCTTGAGTATCAAACAAACTTAAGTATTAATGAACGTACTGATGAAATTGAAGGATTTTTAAAGCCCGTACCAAATGTGGTTATACTACACCACAATGTAGTGATTATTGACGGGGTCGCCATAATAGGTGCAAATGGTTGGAATGACGCCGGAGGAACCTCTACAATGAGAGATATCACTTACACGGCCGCCAGATTTGAAGATATGGCTTATTTAAATAAGTCTATTGAAAAACTACAAAAGCACTTAGATGTTAAACGAATTGTTGTTGTATCTAATGCTGTGCCATCTAGTGATTTATATTTTAGGGAAACCCCCGAAATAGTAGAGAGCCAAATACCCTTATGTGCCTCTTTAGTTAGCGACACCGAACTTAAAGTTCGTCATTGGGTATTTGGCTCTTACGATAAAACTGCTGATACTTATATTGACGATATTAATTATGTCAACAATCCATACTTACATGTTAACCCGTACTGGGCTAAACGCATCACCGTATCAGTTTGATTCTGCTTCAACTTTAATTTGAAGCGGATATCCCTGCGCACGGGCTTCAAGTGTTACTTCAATGCCCTTCTGTTCTGCGATTTCATAAGGCAATACTGCAACAACTGCACTGCCCTTCTGATGAATATCTACAGTGATTGCCGATGCAGTATCTGGATTATAGTTGAAGTATTCTACTAAGGTTCCTACTACAAATTCCATACTTGTATGTTCATCGTTGATATAGATGATCTTAAAAAGAGGTGGCTCTTGTAAACTCACGTTAGGCTTAATTTTAGTTTTAGTATCTGCGTTTGCCATAATATTTTTAACCTTGTTGATAGAGTTAGTAGACGGCACCATACCGCCTACTAACAAACTATATTATATTATTTATTAAAAGAAATTGCAATCTTCTTGGGTTTCTTTTCTTCAGGAATCTTGCGCTCAAGTGACACAGTAAGAATACCGTTCGCCACTAGTGCATTAGTCACTTCAACATGGTCTGCTAAAGTAAATGTACGCACAAAGTTGCGGGCACTAATTCCGCGATGTAGATATTCGATTTCCTTTAAAAGATCATCAAGGTTCTGTGTCTGTTCACCCTTGATGGTAAGTTGATTAGATTCAACTTCAACAGTAATGTCTCCATCATGGAATCCTGCAACGGCTAGTTCAATGGAGAACTGGTCGTCTGTGTGCTTGATTACATTGTAAGGGGGATAGTTGTCCCTAGTTTGTGAAGTTACACGCTGTAGTTCGTCAAAGATATTGTCGAAACCTACTGTGAACTTATGAATTGACGGAATGTCAAGGGAACGAAGGGTTAGTTGATTTGTCATTTGTTTTCTCCTTTATTAAGCAAGATGACTTGTATTGTAGACCCGATAAATCAGCATCTACAATATTATTTATCATACACGATTGCGTAAAAAAAGAAAGTATTATGGGTACTTTTTATACAAGTGACTTAGGTTTGTTGACCAAATCAACATCAATTTTTAGATTAGTGATTCCTTGTTCCTGATATCGCTGGATATGAAACATATGTGGAAGTAATACACGCTCAACTTCAGTTTGCAATCCACGTGCACCTGTCTTTAAATCGATACAATTCTGTGCAAGTTTTTCGATTGCCTCTGTAGTAAATGTTAACTTGATTCCGTCGATATCAAACAAGTGCTGATATTGAGCAATAAAACTATTCTTTACTTTAGTTAAGACTTCAATCAACTGTTCAAGGGAAAGTTCTTCAAGTGTAATAGTAGTAGTGAAGCGTCCAATAAACTCAGGAATCATACCAAATCTAGTTAAATCGTCTGGTGTAACTTGTGACATACTTGCAGTGGCAGACTTTGATTTAACTTCTGCACCAAATCCAATGCTAGAACCTTGAGTTCTAGTCTTAATAACGTCTACCAAACCAACGAATGCACCACCCGCAATAAACAGGATGTTTTTAGTATCAATTTCAATCATATCACCCTGTGGATTCTTACGTCTGCCACCGGATGGGATACGACATTTAGTACCCTCAACCATTTTGAGTAATGCTTGCTGTACACCCTCACCGGATACGTCACGTGTGATGCTAGTGCTTTCACTCTTACGTGCAATCTTATCAATTTCATCAATGAAGACAATACCACGCTCTGCACGTTTGATATCTCCGTCAGCAAGATTAAGTAGCATCCCAATCATGCTTTCTACGTCTTCACCTACATAACCTGCTTCAGTTAATGATGTAGCGTCTGCGACCACAAAAGGTACATTTAAGTACTTTGCGACAGAACGAGCAAGTAACGTTTTACCCGATCCAGTTGGTCCAATTAACAATACGTTGCCCTTGTTAATTTCAAGGTCTTTAGGAGGATGATTAATACGTTTATAGTGGTTAGAAATGGCTACACTCAGTACGATTTTGGCATCATCTTGTCCAATAACAAGATTATCCAAATGATCTTTGATACTGTACGCATCGAAATTTTTAACTTCTTTGCGTTCAGGTTCTACAATAGTTTTATCATCAACGATAAGTTGATTGCACAAGTCAATACAGCCGCTACAAATAGCAACCTCATCGCTTACGATTAATTTTTTAACTTCATCTTTGTGATGACCACAAAACGAACAGTGATATAACTTTTTATCTGTCATGTAATTACTTATCTACGCTTAATTATGTCACAATCTTTATTGGCAACCATGGTAAGTTTAATGTATCTAATGCCGCTCAAATCAATTGAAGTGTCTTTTCCCAATTCAATTTTTACACTATGACGTTCTTTCTCATTGCCAAATATGGTAAGGTGATCAGGTCTTCCTAATCTATAAAACGGACGTTGATATCCGGTCAAGAAATTGGGATAGACACACATATTTAGTACTTTTTTATTATGACTATTAGTCATAGTTACTTGTATTCTAGGATCATTTAATCCTACAAAATTCTCTTTTATTTTTTGCATACGTACCATATCATTAAAGTAATGTACATCTGTTTTACCTAAAATCAAGTTATTTGGATTTTTAGATTCAATAACAATACTGCTTGTTGCTTTCTTAAACAATCCCGGCAATACATCTTCGACACGGTATAGAGTGTCATTTAATGCTGACAGAAATTGATAGTTCCAATTGATTTCATAAGGAATCACAATTACAGCACCGCGCATGGGGTTATGTTTAAACTGATAAGGCTCTTGCTTTATGTTAAATGCATTGTATGGATACTGTTTGAACAATGAATCAATTAGTTGATCTCCTGTTGACTTTTCATATAGGTATGAACTAAGTTGAGCAATATGTCTTTCAGTTTCAAATTCTACAACATTCTTAGGCTTAGACAGTAGAAAGTCTTTTAACTTGTTTTCTGATACAGACACATCCATCAATAAGAACACCCCGTCAGGAGATACTTCTTTACTATTGATTTTATAATTGTCAATAAACCCCGCACTATAAACTAATATCTCGTTTACTGACAAGATATCGTTTCTAATTATGCGTTCACTAGCAACAACGGCTCCTACTGTAATTTCAATCGCAGTGCGAAAGCCGTTATGTTTTGCTTCTTCAAATGTTTTACCTTGTCCGCTAACTTGAATTGCGTTAGCAACAGGAAGTAAAAACATTAGCCATACTACTAGTAAGGCTTTCATTTATTGACCTAAAATTAAGCCACGGACCTTTTTCAAATCTTCACTATCATTCTTATTCCATAAAATAGTGCAACTAATAGTCTTGCTATCGATTACGTTAGTTTCTTTAATTCTAAATCCTACTAAACGACCTTGTGCATTAGTAGTGATAACTCGCACAGTATCAATGTCAGAATTAATCAATGCTTCACGTACTGAATAGTTTGTGTCTTTATTAGCGTCATCTGCCGACATGTCAACGTCTTGACCTAATTCAGTCTTTGACTTTACACGGTCTTTTTGATTTTCATTTTGAACGTTCTTTGTGCGAGTAGAACGATTTTCATTAACACTAGTACCAAACACATATCCTACAACGTTTGCTCTAGCATTATCACATGCCACTAAAGTTGTAGATTTTTGTAATAGTCTTGTTGCACCAACAGATGGTTGTACACCTGTTGCTTCAATAGATTCGATAGTACACTTGTCACGCTGGATCCAACCGCAAGATTTGTCAATCTTGATCTTTTCACCGGGAACATTTGTGTTAAACGTTTGTGAAGTAATAGTGGGAATTTCTCCCTTACCCGGTTTGTTACTAGCACAACCAGATAGAACAAGCATCATAACCAAAACACTAGATTTAAACAATTTCATATACCCTCCTAAGGGTTAGTTAATTACAGTTGTAATTGTAACTTAAATATGAATAATCATCAAGTGTTTTGGCTACGTAGATGCTCTTCAATTTGGGCACGTTCGTTATCAGACAACAAATCAATGTCGTATTCGCCCGAATCCAATTTAGTAATTAGATATTGAATGTAAGATTCGTCATATAGATAGGAATCAGACTGATTTTTGTTGATTTCGATCCAGTTATCGCCGCCAAATTTGTATACACGATTTGGAAGTAAATCAACACGAACAAACACATCGCCTCTCTTTGCAATTCTTGGGAATTGTGTGCCAAAGTTTGTGCTTACTTGCGCTGTTGAATCTGCGGTAATTTTGAAAATTTCAGGATGCATTTCTTGTAACGCACCCCTGCTAATTGATTTACCTTCAAACTGAATGTAACCACCGTCAGTTTCTTGGATGGTAACACCTTCAGTTTTGATTTCAGGTTGAATTACTGGTTCTCTGACTTCGGATTCAACTGGTCCTGTAACTTCAACTTCTGGATGTTCCAGTCTGTCCACTGACGGTACTGCGTCGGGAGCAAGTGTTTCATGTACATCTTCTCGTACCACGTCATCCAATTTAACATCATTTGATTGTACATATTCATCCTTAATACCTTCTATAGTTGGTTCTTCGAATGGACCGTCTAATACGTCACATTCTTTATTTGGACAAAAATATCCAATGCCAGGAGCATTGAACAAAATTGTATTGCATTTATGACATGTTAATTCATCATCTTTTTTAGGTGTGACCTCAATATCATTCACATTTT